GAAACGCAAAGACATGAGGCCTTACGACCCCGTGAAGAAGGGATTGACCGAGGAACCGACGGCCGACGAGAAGCGGGTGCCGATCGAGTTGCAGGGCAAGAACTTCATGGTCGAGGCGGCCCTTCACGCGGTCCTGACGGACATGGGGAAGGTCCTCGTCGCTCTCCAAGAGGAGAACCGGGCCCTGAAAGAGAACGCTGCGAATTTCGAGGCCTTCAAGGAACGCCTGGAGACCGACAATCTGGATCTGCAGGAGCAGTTGGAGAAGCTGAGAAATCCACCTGCAGAGCCCGAGGCGCAGCCGGAGAAGAAAGGCAGGAAGTAAGTGGGCACGATCTACGCCAGCGCAATCTTCACCGAGGTCGACGGGATCCTTCTGGACACCTCGAAGGTGAGATGGACGGATGCCGAAAAGCTCCGCTATCTAAACGCCGGCCAGCGGCAGGCCGTCATCCTGAAGCCCGACGTCTACACCCTGAGCACGGTCTACAAGCTCGCCGCCGGCACGAAGCAAAGCGTTCCGGACGGCACCAGTTCCTTCCAGACTCCTGCGGCCGTCACCATCCCCGAGTGCATCCAGTTCCTTCGCCTGATCCGGAACATGGGCACGACCGGCCTCGTGGCGGGTGCGGCCATAACTCCGGTCGGCATGGATTTCATGGATGCCTACAACCCGGATTGGCACAGCGCCACGGGCAACGCCGTCGTCAAGAACTACATCTACAACGAAGAGGATCCGCGGCACTTCTACGTCACACCCCCGCAACCGTCGGCATCTCAGGGATATGTGGAGGCCGTCTTTTCTGCCGTCCCTGCTGATGTCGTGGCCGCAGCGGGCCCGAGCTACGCCGTGGCCATCACGATCTCCGACGTCTACAAAGACATCCTCGTCAATTACATCCTGTTCCGATGCTACGCGAAGGACGCGGCGAATTCGCCATTCAACGCGGCCAGGGCGACTGAATACTGGAACCTCTTTGTGCTGGGGCTCGAGAGAAAGGATCTGGTGAGGCGGGAGTACAGCCCGAACCAGAAAAAGCAGAACCCGTCTACGGAGTAGAACGCAAACCAGAGGAGTTCAAACCATGAAGAAAATCAGACTCATCCTTTACTCGGCCCTCGCCGTCTTACTGACGGCAGCCATCGCAATCTCCCCCGTCTACGCGGCAAATGCCCTGACTTCTGTGACGGGAGTGGTCACAGGGACAACCGTGGCGACCTTCAATGTCCGCGGCAACCAGGGTGCCGTTCAGATCTTCCTGAAATACGGGAAGGGAGACGGGACCAGCGTGGCCGTTTCTACCATCGAATTCGTCGTGCCGCAGCTCGGCACAACGCTTTACAGGGTGCCTGCCTCTGCCTCCTCCGGGACTACTCTCGGAGCGTACACCCTCACCCTGGACGCCACGGGAAATTACATCATCACGCTGGCTTACGTCCCGCGTGAGGCCACGAGCATGAAGATCACCGTGGCGTTCACCGGCGGAACTACGCAAACCCTGCAGGTCGATGCCAAGGTCGACAGCAACTAACGGGAGGGCATAAAATGCGAAAGAAAATCCTTGCGATAGTCCTGCTTGCTCTTCTCGCCGTTGCTCCTACTGCCATGGCTGTCGGCCCTCCCGGGTCCGGCGGCGGGACCGACCCGCGAATCGGCACCCTGACGAACACGAAATGGTGCTACTCGGACGGGGCGAAGGTGCTTTGCACCCAGGATGCCCCGGCGGGCGTCGGCGACTTTCTGGCCAACGGCACGGTACCCATGACGGGGGCCATCATCCCCGATTCGGCTGGCGGGCAGACCATCGGCACGACTTCTGCCGAGTGGGGTAACGTCTATCTGCACGATTCCAAGAGTATCTACTTCCAGGCCGACCAGAGCGTCTACCTGACGGGCGGGGCTGGTGCTCTGAGCCTCACGGGCGGCAATTTCACCCCAGGAGCTTCTACCCTTACCCTCGGGAGCACGGCTGCTGAGTGGGGCGGGCTGTACCTCGGGGATGGAAAGATCATCTACGGCCAAGCCGACCAGAGCAACACGATCACATCCTCCGCGACGGGGTGGGTGTTCAACCTTCCGATCACGACCCAGAGCGCGAAGCTCACGGGCGGGACCAACACCTTCAACCTGACCAATGGCACGGCCTCGCTGGACGTGGCGGCAGGCGCAACCCTCAACATCGACACATCTTTGCAGGTCGCTACAGGGGCCGTCGTGCTCAACGGCAATGCGGGCGGATCGTCTTCCCTGACCCTCGGCAACTTCGCCTTGAGCCTCGGCGGTACAATGACAGATGGCGGGCTTTGCACCTACGCCTCATCGGGCACGGTGATCTCATGTAACACGCAGACATCCACTTTCCAAACCGCAGACGCGGAACTCACTGCCATTGCAGGCCTCACCTTCGCCGATGCCTCTATCATCCAACTGACGGGTGCCGGGGCGGCGGCGGTCCTGACCTCAGGCGGCAACAACTATATCCTCGGGTCCAACTCCGATAACAGTGCTCTTGAGTTTAAGACTCCGGCGAACGTACTGTCTCAGATCGGGGCGCAGCCTCTCGACGGTGATCTGACGGCCATTGCGGCCCTCTCCGTTGCGCGAGGCTCCCTGATCACAGGGCAAGGGGGCACCCCCGCATGGGCAGCTCTCACCATCGGGACCAGTGGGTATTACCTCCGAAGCGACGGCACGGACGCGGCCTGGGCGGCTATCGCGGCGGGTGATCTTCCCTCCAACTCGGACAGTTCGGCAGGCGTGGTCGCTTCCGGTTCGGGCCAGAACGCGAAGGTATGGAAGACGGATGCCTCGGGCGTCCCCGGCTGGAGAGATGACGCAACCGGTGGCTCCCCGACGTTTGACCTTGTCGCCGCTGGCACCAATACGACGGCGGCTATGGTGCTCGGTGCCGGGTCTAGCCTCGCCGTTACGGGCGGCACGTTCAAGATCGTCGAGACGGGGGACTCTCCCACCTACCACGCGACCATTCAGGGCGGGGACCAGGCAGACAACATCACAATCACGCTCCCCGGCGCGACCTCTACGCTGGTGGGTGAAGGGGTAGCCACAGGTGGACTCCTTCTTGGTGATTCCACCCCCGACACGGCAGGCGAGATCGGGTATGCGTCCAATAACCTTTCCTTCCACGATGGGACGGCTTCTCGGACAGTTGCGGCCCTCGAGAAGGCGCAAACCTTCACGGCAAACAACGTGTTCGGAGACGCCGACACGGATACCCTGACGCTTCGCTCCCTTCTGGTGGGCGGGAATTCTCGGGCCGTGTGGATCGCGGGTTCTGCCCCTACGCCGACCTATGCCACGGGGACCAACGAACTTTACGTTGCGGGTGACATCGAATCGGGCGGAAACGTCTACGCGGCCAATTTCGTGAGCACCGGCACCGGGGAGAGTTACATTGGCATGGCGAACAATGCCAGCCGTTCCCCCACCGCTTCGGCCTACGAAATTTATTTCGAGGGCGCCTCGGATCTCAAATTCAACGTCAACGGAGCGGAGAAGACTACGGCGCGCCTCGAGGACGCGCAGACATTCAGCGGTGCGAAAACCTTTACGGGCGGGCTCTACGCGGGAGATGCTTCCAACGCGGCTTCCGTTCGCCTCTATGATGGGTCGAGCAATTACTGGACCATCGCTGTTCCGGCCATGTCAGGAAACTACACCCTGACGCTTCCTGCCGACGACGGAACAACGGGCCAGTATCTCAAGACGGACGGCTCCGGTGCTCTTTCGTGGGACACGCCGACGGCTGCGGCGGCCGGGTCCGATACCCAGGTGCAGTTTAACGACGGCGGTTCGGCCCTCGGCGGGGATGCAGGCTTTGTCTTCGCCAAGACGACCGGCACGTTAACGCTCGGCAAAAACACCGTGGGCGGCGAGCTGGTCCTTTACAACGAGCTTGGGGCCACGGACTACAACGCGACCATTCAGCCCAACGCGGCCCAGGCGGCAGCGGCGACCATCACTCTTCCGGCGGCGACGGGCACCCTGATTGCCGAAGGGCTGGCCACGGGCGGTATCGTCCTCGGGGATTCGACGCCTGATGCAGACGGCGAGATCGGGTATGCCTCAAACGCCTACAAGCTGTTTGCCAACTCCGAAGACCTGGTTCTGACG